TCGCGCTCGCCGAGCTCGCGCAATGGATCTTCAAATGACATGGCAAAGACAAAAGACCCCAAAAGGCGCCAGGGCGCCCAACCCGGAAACAAGAACGCCGAGAAGCACGGCTTCTACTCGAAGAATTTCAGCAGCGAAGAGACAACTCGCCTTGCTAACTCTGACCTTCACAGCGTGGAGCATGAGATCGAATTGCTCCGAATATATGTCTCTCGAATATCCGAGCTTGTACCCCTCGACGAAATCGGAGAAAACGAATTGAAGGCGCTCAATACGCTCTCGCTCCTGACTCAATCCATCAGCACCATGATCAGAACACACTACCTGACACGCGGCAAAGGCGGAGTCGTCGAGAAATCCATCATGGACGCACTCGAAGAACTCCGCCTTGAAATGGGCCTCTGACCTGACACATGAGCACCCTCAAACAGACCATCAAGCAGATCGCCAAGAAATTCAACACGTTCACCGAGCGCGGCGGAGGGATAACCATGCGCCGCTACCAACTCGAGCCGGCCAAGGCAATCATCGACTCCATAGTCCATAAGCGCGGCCTTACCTTCGTCGTCATCATGAGCCGGCAGGCCGGCAAAGACGAGCTCATCTCGAACCTGATGGCCTACCTGTGTAACCTGTTCGCCCACCGCGATGTCGGTATCGTGGTCGCAAACCCCACCTACAAACCCCAGACAATCAACGCCATCATGCGCTTCGAAAAGCGCCTGTCCACAAACCTGCTTACGAAAATGTTCTGGTCCAAGCGCTCCGACTTCATGCGAATGATCGGACAGTGCATCGTCTCGTTTCTCTCCGCCGATGCAAGCGCCAATGTCGTCGGCGCTACAGCCTCACTCGCCCTGATCATCAACGAAGCCCAGGACGTGGAGCCGGCCACCTATGATAAGAAATTCGTCCCCATGGTCGCATCCACCAACGCCACCCGGATCATTTGCGGAACCGTCTGGACATCAAAAACCCTGCTTGCGCGGGAGACCCGCGCAGCGCTCCAGGCAGAGAAAGCGGACGGCATCCGCCGCGTATTCCTTTACACAGCCGACAACATCAGAAAGATCGTGCCAGCCTACGGACAATTCATCGACAACGAGATCAAGAAACTCGGCCGCCAACACCCCCTCATCAAGACACAATATTTCTGCGAAGAAATAGACGAACTCGCCGGAATGTTCAACGCCCGACGGCTGGCACTCATGCAGGCAGACCGGGAAAAGATCATCAACCCAGGCGAAGGCGCAATATACGCCATGCTCATCGACGTAGGCGGACAGGACGAAGCCCTGATCAATCTCGACGGCATGGGCAACCCAGGCCGGGACTATACAACACTCTCCATCGTAGAGATCGACCTTTCCACGCTCGAAATCCAACAGGCGCCAACTTACCGCACCGTGCACAGAAATTCGTGGCACGGAGACAATCACGTAACCATCTTCAGCAACCTCACCGCATACGCCACCATCTGGAACCCACTCTACATCGTGATCGACGCAACCGGAGTCGGAGAAGGACTCTGGGCAATGCTGGCCAAGAAATACAGAGAGCGGGTATTGCCGGTCAAGTTCACACAGCAGACCAAATCAGAAATAGGCTACGGATTTATCGGCATCATCGAAACCGGCCGATTCAAGGACTGCGCTCCATCAGAGACCGTTCGAGAGCAGTACGAAAACTGCGAGAGCGAGATCCTGATAGGACCGCAAAAGACCATGCGATGGGGCGTGAAGGACGGATCCAGAAGCGCCGCCACCCGCGAGCTCATCCACGACGACTACATCACAGCCGATGCCCTCACCGCCATTCTCGACAAGCTCGAATGGTACATATCATCAGAGACAACCATCATCGAAAGCGACGATGTATTACAGGAAATGGATCATGCCTACTAGCGCGACGGGAGGCCGGCTCCGCCGGCGGGCGTTGCACGCGCCGCCTCTTCCTAACGGGGGGCTTGCCCCCCGTACCCCCCTGGAGACTTCATAATGCCCACAAAAAAAGAGCTTGAAGCACAAATCCAAATGCTCAACGACGCGCTCGAGATGTCGCTCGCACTCAGCCCGGAGCGAGACAACAACTTCTTTACCGGCGGACTGTCAGCACTCTACGAATCACGAACATCCTGGGACCGAAAAAAGGTATTCGCCGAGGCACTGCGCGCCTGGCGTGTAAACCCCATCGCGCGCCGGATCGTTCGCCTGATGACATCATTCGTGATCGGCAAAGGGATAACCATCACAGCAAACGACCCAAAGACCCAAACCTTCCTAAGCGAATGGTGGAGCCATCCGCTAAACCAGATCGGCCGCAATGCCAAACGCTGGAAGGACGAAGATACCCGCACAGGCAACCTGTTCTTCCTATGCACCGTGGACGAAGCCGGGATGACCTACATCCGGGCCATGCCAGCCGAGCAGATCGAAGAGATCGAGACCAAAGAGAACGACATCGAACAGGAGACCAGATACACAAAAGACGCAGTCGGAGCCGAATCCTACGAAGCCTACAACCCGGACGCAGAGCAAAAGACCTTTATGCTGCACTACGCCAGCAATAAACCCATAGGCGCCGCCTGGGGAGAAGCCGACCTGTCGCCGCTCCTGGTCTGGATCGGACGCTTTTCATCCTGGCTCGAAGATCGGGTCAGACTCAACCGCTTCCGAACCGCATTCATGTACGTCATCCGCGGCGCCTACGCATCAGAAGCCGAGAGAGCCGCCCGAGAAAAGCAGCTCAAAGCCAACCCACCCCAACCGGGATCCATACTCGTACTCAATTCCCAGAGCGGCGAAGAGTGGGGCATCCTGTCATCACAGCTCGACGCCTTCGACGCTTCCACAGACGGCCTTGCCATCAAGAAAAACATCGCCTCAGGCATCGGCTTTCCACTCCACTGGCTGGCCGAACCAGAATCAGCAACACGAACCACCGCAGAAGCAGCCGGCACGCCCACATTCCGCACACTCGAAGAAGCCCAGGACGATTTCTTTTCAACGCTCGTTTCTCTCGCTCAAGTCGCCTGTCAGGTCCGCTCCCGATTCGACAAGAGCATAGATCCCAAGACAAATATCACGATCGAAGGCCCAGACATCACCGAGCGCGACAATGCCACGCTAGCCTTGGCCCTTGGCAGAGCATACCCGCAGCTTGCCGACCTGTACGACCGCGAAGGCATAGACGCAAAAGAGTTCCTGCGCCTGGTCTACAAGATGTTCGCCGAAGTCTGGGACTGGCAAGACGAGACCATACCAAAGATCAAACGCAAGCCGCTCACGCAGGAGCAGCCACAGGCCCCGGGAATCGAAGAAGAAGACGAACCGAGCGATCCTGAAGAACAATCGAACAGCCTTACAAACCAACTGGCAAACGCATTCCAGGCCATAGCCAACAAGGAGCCGGCCAAGCTATCCATCACAAACAACATGCCGGCCGTCAGCGTCCCTGTCCAAATCGAGAACAACATGCCAGAGCAGCCGGCGCCGGTCACGAAACTGGAAATGCCTGTCACGATCGAGAACCAGATCGAACAGCCGGCAATCAATATCGAGAACAACATGCCGGAGCAGCCAGCGCCGGTCACAAACATCCACAACCAGATCGAACAGCCAGAAGTCACGATCAAGAACCAGGTGCAGCCGGCGCCGGTCAAGGTCCTACCGGCCGCCTTCGGCCAAAACAAGCCGAGCAACGACCTTGAAACAGAACCGGTATTACCAAAGGCCAGACGGAGACGCAAATGAACCAGAGACAGGTAGTAGCCGTCCGAAACCCCAACGACGGCGAGCCGCTGGCCGTCACAGACGCCCAGGCCGCAGCCAACCAGCGCGAGATCATCCAAGCCCTGCAAGCCATGAATAAACTCGTGCCGTCCAATTACGAGCAGATCCTGTTCGAATACTCGGGCGACGACATGACAACGATCGTATTCCGCGCCGATGGCAAGACCATCAGCACTATAGAAATGGTCTACCAAGACCACAAACTTATGAGTGTAACAGCCAGCAAATGAAAGTGCTATTCAACCCCCTCGCCGAAGAATTTCAACTCGCCGCAGACCAGGCGAGTGAAATTCGCATCGCCGACGAAGGAAAGTACTACCGGTCCAACACCGTGGAAGGCGCATTACAGGAGATCGGCGCCGGCACGCGAAGCGTCGCGCGACACATCAACGCCGGCTGGGTCGACGCGCCCCACGATGGAAACACCTACGGACGCAAAAACGGCGCCTGGACCACCATCACAGCCGGCGGCGGCACATGGGGAAGCATCACAGGCACGCTGTCCAACCAGACAGATTTACAAGCCGCGCTGGATGCAAAGCAGAATTCATTGACATTCCCCCTCGCCGCCAATCTCGGCGGCACCGGCATCGCCAACGCCGCAGGCTCGACACTGACACTCGGCGCGGCGGCGACGATCACGGGCGGGGGGACGGTTGCACTCGGCGGGTTCACACTGACAGTTCCGGCGACGGGGACGGCGGCGCTCTTAGCGACGGCAAATGTATTTACAGCGGGACAAGTAGTAGATTTATCAGCTAACGAAATCGGTCTTCGGGTGCAAGCCGCAGTTGGGCAAACGTCTGACGTGTTTGTTGTAGAAAGCAGCAGCGGAGTAGACTACTTAACAGTTAATAGCATCGGACAAACACTCGTCAACGTAACTCCTGCCACAGATACATCATCTCGGGGGGCGACTGAAAGTTATATGTATATTGGGCAGGGATCAACAAATGTAGTCCGCAATTATTATGGATTATACGCGACTGCACAAACCAAAACGTCACAAATCGGAACAGTTAATAATCTTATTGGTGTAACGGGGGAAGCATCGCATTTTGGAACAAACACACTTGGCAATGCCTACGGATTGAAATATTCAGTCCACGCAAAAGGCACCGGAAATATTACTAACGCATACGGCATACATATTGATGCAGCGACAGAAACCAGCACCGGGCAGATTTCAACTTTTCACGGGGTATATGTAGCCGCCCAGACAGTCGCAGTAGGAAATTACGCCATTTACACCAACGCCGGGCTCATATCGCTTCTGGGCAGCGAAACGAAGGCTAGCACCGCTGGCGCAACCTGGAAAGGCATCGAACTCCGCGCCGCAACCGCCACGATTACGGGCTCCACCAATATCACGACCGCAACGGGTTTCAATTACTTTGATATTGCCCGCCCGACACTCTCGGCGGCAAACGCGCTGACTGTGACCAACGCCGCGACACTCTACATTGCCAATTCCCCGCTCGGCGGCGGCGCGGGGCCTGCGACGATCACCAATCCATACTCGGTCTGGATCGATGCGGGTATCAGCCGCTTCGACGGCGACGGCACATATGTGTTTGAATTGCCCGCCGACGCAACCGGAAATCTAACCGTTGCGACTGGACGAATTCCCGTCAAAATCGGCGGGGCAACAAAATATCTCCGCTATTACGACGATTGAGGCAGCTATGGCAGCAACACGAATTGCAGGCACACCAAACACAACGTACAGATTTCAGTACAACGCGCCAACGGCGATCATCGACAAAAAAGCAGACCAGGCGGCGCACTATTTTTTCGACATCGGCGACGGCAATCACGGCACAGAAGAAGCGCCGCGCACCTACGCCATGCTTACGCTGGCCGAAAAACTGGCGATACTCGATAAGCGCGTTTTGGAGTTGCTTCTGGACGCGTCCAAATCATATAAAGCTAATCTGGACGCAAACACCGCCAGAGACGCAGCTATAGCCGCCGAAGATGGCGAAGTGGTGAACTCGTAGAAAGGATGACATGAAAGGTAAAACCATCCCCGCCCCGCAAGTCCAGAGCGCGGCCCAGTCAGCCGCGAGAATTGTTCAGCAAGACAAAGAGACCAGAGCCAAATCTGCGATGGAAGAAATCAACAAAGTGCTGGAAAAGCACAAATGCACTTTGGCGCAAGCGATCATTCTTATTCCCGGACAATATCCACAAGGCAAGATCGAAGTTGTCGCACTGGACGAATAACTGATGCCCGGCAAATACCCAACCCGCCGACCCACCATCACGAAGCGCCTGACCTATCTCGAACGCCAGGACATCTTCCGCTACGTCACACAACAGCCCTTCACCTGAGTAGAGTATGTAACCTTCGGGCAGAAGGAAACGCCGTTCAGCGAAGAAGATCAACCAACAGACATGGCCAAGCCGGCCTACACCAAAAGTGGATTCGCAAGATACAAAGCCGCGACAGTAATGATCACGCAATTCTTCAACTGTCCAAACAAAAAGCAAGGAGAAGCAATAAGAACATGAAACCCAAAAACCTGCCCCCGCCAGTACTGCGCTCGTTG